CACTTGTTGAATCAAAATACACTACTGAATTGTTGACTTTGTTGGAATCATTTAAAGAAGTACCTGTTGCTGCAAAAGCTGGACCTTGCGGTCCTTGAGTTGCAACTGTAACAACATTGGTATCACCATTAACAGTAACGGTGTTCCTTTCGGTTGTAATACTTACATTACTCATGTTGTAGTGTAACCCTCGCTTACAAATATTGTACCCTCTAAATAATATTGTCTGGAGCCTCCTGCATCAATTAAAAGAACATCATATTTTAAAATATCAGGAGTAAATGTAGCAGTTTGAGTGTCAGTAAGAGTAATGCTTACAGATCCAGCAGATCTATCAGTGTAAGTAACAGAAAAATCAGCATATTTTGTGGTGCGTGTTTCTTCCCAAACCTGTGCAGCTACAGTAAATCCAGTAAGATTTATAGCATTATTATTGTTGTCCTTAAAAAGAAGCGGAATCGTATGATCCGATCTTCGCTGAAGTGTAAAATTATATATGCCAGGTTCAATTGCCATAATTAAATTTTTATTATGTACATCATAGCTATGTTACGAGGTCTTGCTTCACTACCTTGATTTCCAGTGTTACCTGATGCAGAAAATGTATGTGTGTGTGTAGCATCCATACTGAAACCAGCAACAGGGCTAGTAGAACTTGAACCTGTTATGTTGTTGTTTCCGTCATTTACTTTTGTAAAAACACCACTAGCAGTACCTTGAGCTCTATATCCTTCTGATATTCTTCTAACATCTCCAGTTAAAGTAGGTGTTGGATTACTTGTTGTACCAGAAACACTCATAGAGTGATTATGAGATGCGTTTTGTGCTGATTGAGAAGTGGCAATACTTCTTCCACTATCTGTTCCTTTACCATTATCAAAACCTCTAACAAATTCACCTCGTAAATCTGGAATATTAAATGTTGAGCTACCATTTCCAGCACCATAAGCTGTACCAATAATCGCAAACAAAGCAGAGTATGTTGTCCTACTAACTGCTGCTCCATTACATTCTAAATATCCAGAAGGTACTGTAGCTACCGCCATGCAAAATACAGAACCGCTAGGAACACCTTGAACTATAGAAAAACTTAAATTACCAGATCCATCTGTTTTTAAAAACTCTCCAGCACTTCCATCGGCAGCAGGTAAAGTAAAAGTTACATTACTGCTAACAGAAGAAGGTGATTTTAAGGCAACAAAAGGAGCACCACTAGAATCTTGAAATCTTATGGGTAAGCCATTACTCATATCCAAGCCGTTATCACTAATTTCTACTCTTTCAACACCAGCAGTTGCAAAACCCATAGTATTAGCACCAACCCTAAATATTCCTGTATCTGTATCTCCATCAAAACTTAGTGCAGGACTAGCTGCTCCAGAACTATCATCAGCTAGAAGTTGACCTGTCATCGTACCACCTGCTCTTGGCAGTAATCCTAAATTGGCAGAATCTACAGATCCTACAGTAACAAAAGCATTATTAGCTGCATTTCTTATTTTTAAATTATTACTGTCTGCCGTATCAACATAAGGCATAAAAGCTGCTGTATTGCTTGGATCAGAACCACCACTATTAAGAGTTTTTATCGCATCAAAAACAGCATTAAGGTCACTTCTTACAGAAGCTCCCGATGCATTGGCAATATTATAGTCTGATACTTGGCTCATTTATACAGTGCTTTTCTCCATATTACACTCCTTTACCATATCCTACAGCAGAAAAAGTAAAAGACCTATCAACAAAAGTTGAATTATTATTTTGCATAACTTTTAAAGTAAATCCTGTTCCACTGACACTGGTAACTGTAAAGAAATCTCCAGCTTGAGCATCTTGAATAGTAATACCAATAGAAGGTAAAAACGCATTTGCTCCACCTAAAGATGAAGTACCAACAAAAAAAGGTGTTCCAAAAGTAACAGTTTTACCAGAAGAGGATGTACCAGATTGTTGTGGTGCGGTAGATGTACTGCCTCCTACTTGATAATTCTGTTCTGTTCTTGATTGAAATTCTGCTGTAAAACCTGCTTGCTGTACATTCATATTTTGTGAGGTATTTGTAGTCTCTAAAATTAACTTAAACTTAAATCTACGACCTTTAAATGTACCATTTGCAAAATTATTAAACGCTCCAAAACTACCTGATGCTGTCTGTGATGTTGCTACCTGTATCTGACAGTTTGCTTCATCTGCTGCTGCACCATCAAAATTACCATCAATAGCATAATCATCCCAAAAAGATCCACTTGGAATAATTGTCTCTATATCTGTACCTATAACAAAACCAATAGAACGTATAACTCGTTTTAAATTAAGAGAAAATACAGCACCTAAGTCTAAAATGTCTTTAAAAGCATATTCTCCTGTTGCATTTGTAGCTGGATTAGTAAGCTGTAATGCACTGGTTGTAGTATTAAATGTTGTATTAGTATCTACTCCTTGAAATGGAGGACTATCTAAATCTTCCCTATCCTGCAAAATAACTTGAGTATCAATAATATCTGGTAAATCCTGTATTACACTTGCTTCTCCAGTACTAAAGTTTCCTTGGTCATCTTGAAACTTAAGAATATACTCACCATCTAAAGAAGGAACAACAACATCTGTAGTATTACCAGCTAATGCAGTAACAAGATCAACTGAGTTTTGAAATGTACCACTGCCATCAGTTAAGTTGCTGTGTCTTACATATACTCTTCCCCCGTGCAAAACGTCAGGATCAACAGCTTTTGACCATCTAAGCCTGACTAATTGATTAGTAATAGGTTCCATTGATAAATTTTGTACATCGCCTGGTGGAGTTGTTTTACCCACAGCATTAAAGGTTAAATCAGTTGAGGTTGCAGATAATTTTAATGCAGCATTATACGAAAATACTTTAAATTCATAAGTTCCTGCCTCTGTACCAACAATTTCAAAGTCAGGTCTAAAAACAATTTGACTTACCCAGTTTGTATTATTAAATCTATATTGAACAAGATATTGACTTACTCCTGTAACAGATACCCAAGATAAAATTAATTTAGTTACCGCAAGAGCATTTATTACAACAACTCTTTCAGATGCCTGTAAGTTTGATGGAGGACTTTTTGGTTCGTTTAATAAAGATATACTTCTTGAAGGTAAACTTATTCCAGATTCGATATTGTCATACTTTCCATCAATATAAGTTAATGCAGTAATCGCATAGTTAATACCATCTTGTTCTTCAACGGTTATTACTCTAAATGTCTGTGCTTCTAAAGTAGAACTTTGTAGTAACCATATAGCATTTACATTTGGTGTCGCAGATAAAGCTGAATCTAATGTAATTACACTTCCTATAATTCCAAGCACATTCTTAGTTTCTACTGTGCCATCAGGCAATATAACGCTACATTTTTTATTTGTTCCAGTAAATGTATTTAAATCTTGTGTACTGTCTACAGTAATCTGTGTAGTGTTTGCTGTTTTTATTCTTCCTGATCTTCTTTCTCCACCACGAACAGGATCATTGACAGAAATAACAGATCCAGGTCTTACTATTGCACCTGCATCTATTGATGTTGTAAAACTAATAACTTCAGATTCATTTTGTTCACTAAATAATATTGCCTTACCTAATCTTTGAGCTTGACCACGAGAAGTACAGGCAAATGCTTTTACATCTTTTTTAACTATTCCTAATTTAGCTTGTGCAGCAGTATCCTCTACAACTTCATAATCTATTTCTCTACTATCCATATTGAAATAGCTGACGGAAATAACAGTATGTCTTTGTTTTAAGCTGCTGCCAGAATAAGAAAACCCACCTTCACCTACGTTTGCCAAACTAAATAAATAACTCGGATCTGTTGGTTTATCTTGCGTAATAGTTACAGAACCCTCAGACCATATTGGAAAACATCTCATAACACCAGCTAATTCATTTATTAATGTGTATGCCTCCATAGATCCCTGTAAATTTACGTTGCAACTAAATCTAGCTTCTTGTCCTCCAAATCCATCTGATACTAATTCATTTGCATATCTGCTAGCTGCTACAAAACTAAATAAATCTAAATTACTATCTGTAATATGCGTTCCAAACCCATATCTTTCAGTAGTTAACAGGTCAAGCAATATCATGGCAGGGTCAGAGCACCATTGGGCTGCTCCGAGTGTTCCATTGAATATGTAGCCACTTGGATAAATTATTCTTCCTGTCTGTAAATCAACAGTAGGTGTCCCAGAATTTGATGCACCTGCTCCTGGTATTCTTACCTTTACTCCACGAATACGAAACGCTCTTGTTGGTATAGAGCTAAACTGTTCAGAGTCTATTCTTAAATTTGTATAAGCACTGTTTAAATATCTCTGTTTATCATCAATAATTTCACCGATGCTTGTCCAAGCGAAAGCATCTATTAACTCTGATGATGTACTATCTGCTGTAATTCTTACAACTCTAATATCTACAGGAAATGCACCAGTTATATTTACACGATACTCTTTTTGGTACGCATCAGAAGTTCTACCAGTAATAGTATCCGACAAAACATCGCTAAAACCACCACTATTATATTGAACTTGTATTTTTAATTGGACAGATGAGCCTAACAAATCTCCTTTATCTGTAACTTTTTGTAATTGTGGAAATGTTATTGTTACTTTTACAGCATCTACATTTGTATTTGTTATTTGACGAGTGACAGGAGAAGAATTTGTTACTGTTACACCTACACCAGATGTTGACTGGCTACTTTCTATTCCTGGGATATGATTTTGATTTGACGTTCCAAAACGAGGTGTAAATTCTACATTTTGAAAATTAAAATCAGAGGTTTGTGGATTTGTATTACTAGCACTAGAATTAAGAATAGGAGTATCATTTAAAAATATATCTTTTAATGCTGCGTTGTTATAAGCTGTAGATCCTTTTGTAAGTCCTGCTTTTGATGGTGTAGCAAAACCTTCTATCTCTCCTTCGGATAATAAATCTTGAATCGTAGCAAATTGCCTACTATTTAAAGTATCAGGTGCTCTTGTCGGCTGTTGTTGTCCTCTAGGAGGTCCACCAGAACCTCTAATAATTTTATCTGTCATGCTGTTACCTGATTAGTGTCAATTCCTGCTGAGATAACAACTGATCCTGTTACTATCTCACCATAAGCTATTGGATGAGAAGTACCAGCTCTAGATGTATTTTGCACCCCAGAAAAACTAAATGATATTCTTGGATCTTGTTCATTATTAAATTCTTGTGGTTTAGGTAAAGGAAATAACATTTCACTTACACCCATTAGGGTTAGTCCTATACCTATGTTTCCCACTATCGCTGATATTCCAACACCTCCAGTAAAACCACCAAAACCTAAAGCTAATGAAGTACCACCCGTTGCAAAAGCTAATCCGATTAAAGCAACTCCTAATAGTGTTTTTCCTACACCACCACCAGCACCAGTAATTACAGGCACAATACTTATATCTGATTGTCCTATTGGATTATGTATTTCAGTCTCATCAATGTCATAATCATCAACAAGCACTTTATAATATCTATCTGCCATATGTGCTTCTAATTTTGGAAAGTTAGAAACAAGAAAACGTATTGCATCAGCA